AGTCCACTATTCCATAGTGTCCTATTCAATTCACCTACAGGATCCTTTTGGTTAAGTGTGGTGAGAGAATTCTCAATGTACCAACCACCTGGTCCTTGAAACGCATGACTCCATACCTGTGCCCAAGGAAGATCTTCTCCATCTGGCTCTGGTAGGAAACGAATAACAGCATAACCGTTACCTGATTTGTCCACTTCTGGTTTCCAGAGTCTTTCATCTGGTCCTCTGCCCTGAGGCTTGGACATGTTTTCTATCTGTTGTGTAAGCTTGGCAAATTTACCTGACTTACTCTTTAGACTTGCAAATGACATTCGTATTTGTCTCCGATTTTGTATTGTGATATTGCTACTGGATTATAGTAGCATAGTTATTTAGGCTTGTCAACACCATCCTTTTTGAGTTCTGATCTCCATTGACGGAGTTTGGTTTCCATCTGATCTAGTACCATATTGAGGTTAAGACCACCACTATATTCAGTGGACATCATCTCTATTCTCTTCTTAATCTCTGCTGCTGAGTCATCATCCTGTAATTCATTAGCTGCAAGTTGTAACCGTGCATAGAATACCTTCTGCTTCGCTACTAACTCCAGAGTCTTTTCAATATGCTCTAATCTCTCTTGTGGATTAAATGTTTTTAAACCAGCAGACATCTTCAAGAGTTCAGTATAACACTCTTGTATTTCCTCTAACTCTTTTTGTACAACTTCTGATTGGAAAAAATTTTCAGTCATAGGTTTAGGATTCCTCTACTTGTTCTTTTAATATAATTTAATTGCTGTGCATCCCACTTGATTTTATCCTTTAGTGGTTTGGAGATGAGTTTACCAACAGTTTCAACCTCTATCTCAAACTCTTCGCACACCGAAGCAACACCTTCAATATAATTTATAAGACCATTACTTTCTTTGACCCTATCCTCTACTAGAGAGGTAAATTTACCTTGTGTCATAAACTTCTCTTCAATCTCCTTCATTATTATCCCTCCAATATTGCTCTATCCAATCTATGAGGGTGTCTATGTAAGGTACTTTATCATACTTTTCTGCTACTTGCATACTACCATCCTCTGCAACAGATAAAGTAACAAGTTTGTCCACTTCCACACCAGTTAATTCATAATACATGTAGGCATATGCCGACTCTTGTACAAAGAATTTCTCTAGGTGCTCTTCCTTCTTAAGATTCTTAGTTGTCTTGAAGTCTATAATGCTAAGCTCATTATCAAACTCAGCAATACAATCAACCCTCCCAGCAATGCATAGAGTGCGAGAAAAAAGAGGGGCCTCAATAGCATGAATATTAGAAATACGATTAAGAGTCTCACGAGCAGACCTAAAAAGGTACGTGGGAAGACCCTCGCTCTTCTGATTTTCCTCCAATTCATTTTTTAAATACTTCTCCACTAAGTTATGGAACTGTGTGCCTCGCCATGACGCTGCACGTCGTACCTTTTCTGCTTCAGCAAATCCTACTCGCTGCTGCCACTTTAGTATACCATCTTTTGTAGCGTTGCCAACAACTGTTGTAACACTTGGCATCCATAGGTCATCTACCTTATAGAAACGACCCGAATCAAGAGTCCTACTAGAAACCTCCTCAAGAGGCTTAGCAGGACCAACATAATTAAACATTAAGCAAATCCCATTTCATGTTTGCAGATAAGGTAGTCTCGAATGAAACCAGACCTTACGATATCATTGATACCAAACTCAGTGCAAGTGAATTTATCCATTGCCTGAGTGATCTTCATAAAGTCTAACACACCTGTCCTCTCTTGTGACTTAACAAGGTCTGACTGTGTGTAGTCTCCAGAGAATATTATTCTACTATCCTGACCAACACGAGTGACAATACTGTCTAACTCATGGAAGTTTAGGTTAGAGAACTCATCTACTATTATAATCGCTCTGTCAAGTGTTATGCCACGCAAGAAAGAGGTAGACCAAAAATCTATTGACCCTTGGTTTCTTAGGTTATCATATAATACTTTAAACGTACCTTCATCAGGCATGTTAAACATATATCTCACCATGTTTCTATATGGTGTCTGATATAGGTTAGACTTGTCTTCCTCATCACCTGGTAGGAATCCGATCTCTCTTGTAGGGACAAGAGACCTGACAATATATACTCTATCGTATGGTGAGGTAGGTTCTAATACTGCTTGTAATGATAGGTAGAGACTGATAAATGTCTTACCAGTACCTGCTGATCCATGTAGTACTAAATTCTGGCCACTCTTGAACGCATCGAAAACATCTTCCTGACTAGGTGTCAAAGGTTCAATGACCCTGAGATGGTCTAGGTTAATAGGTGGCTTCCTCTTCATTGCTCTTGACACGGTACCGTTTCCGTTACCATTCTTCTTTTTCTTTACTGGCATAATTTAAGTAAACCTCGAAAGGTTAGCACGTGGGTGTTTCTCTTGGACTTTACTCATTACTTCTTTAAATCCATCTGATTGCTTCGGATCTCCGTATGTTATTCCACCAGTCCCTTGAGACCAGTCTTTATCCCAGTCGGGATTGTCCTTCCTCCACTGATCGTAAGAGGACATAGACATGGAGAGTTCTTTAGTCTCTCCTGTAGTTTTATTTATGACAGGGTATGTTGGCATTAGTCTATTCGTAAGCAAGGTTGTAAGTCATCCCATCCATCGTAGCGACAATCACAGTCGTCTTCTACATCAGGACACCAGTCTAGTGCCTTGGCAGTGATTGGGAAGTTGCAGATGAAGTGGTCACGACATAGGTTTGCTATGTCCATGTGCTCCTTCTGTGTGCCATTGGCAGTGCGTAATTGTATGTAATGCATCCATGATCTCACAGAACCAGACATATAGATACGAGTAGGAGTAGCCAAGGGGAGCACAAATCTCGCACACTCTTTCGCAACCCCGCTAGAAAGTAACTCATTGTAGAGGGCTTGTCCTTCATCGAAGTACTGTTTAATTCGGCCTTGTAAAAAGGCTCGCTCGGTTTCTGGGATATCATCGATACTATTCTGTCTATTTTTGGTGTCTTGTCTCCTCAACTCAGGTATCTCTGGTGGGTCAAGAAGATTGGTGTCTGCATATCTCTGACTAAACTCTTGAAATGTGAAGCTACGATGCCTTAGTATCTGTGCTGCAATACCACGAGTGGTTTCAATCTGCAATGTCATGTGTGCTTGCTCAAAGATAGACCAATGTCCATGCTTGATACAATACTTTAATAACCCCTCAACCTTTGGGTTGTCCTGATTGTTAGGGTTAGATACTCTTGCGATGTATCCTATAGTTTTTTCAGCGTCAGGTGTTACCGTGACGAGACATACTTTAGTCATTCTTCCTCAATAATATACGTGATACTACATACAAACCCATAGCAGTCCAGTATCCTAACACAGGTAGTCCAAAGATACCTGGTATGCATAGATTCCATACTACCATAAGGACTAGAGGTGATAGAAATAGGTTAGACAATGCTGTTGCTGCTTGCTTACCCATCTCATAGTTTTTTTCATCCTCAGTCATTTCCTCTACAGGTTTCTTTGCCTTTCGAGGATCAAAATATACTGTCATTCAATTATATCCTCCAAATTAAACAGAGATACAAACTCTATCTTATTATGATCCCAGATCTCATGGTCATCCATACGATCTACTATAGCAACTACTCTATTAACTGTGTAACCTGCACCACGTAAGACATTGACTGCCTTCATAGCACTGCCACCAGTGGTAGTTACATCCTCTAGGACAGTAACAACAGCACCCTTTGGAGGTTTATTACCTTCAATGACTTCCTTTGTACCATATCCTTTAGGATTCTTTCTAACAATAAGAGCATCGATGTGACCACCCTTATAGTATGCTCGTTGTGCAACACCACAGACTAATGGGTCACCACCTAGGGTAAGACCACCAACTGCTACTGACTTAGGATCTAACTTCGTAAACATTAATGATGATAACAATGCGTTACCCTCACATGATAATGTTACAGGTTTACAGTTGACATAATGCTCTGACTCCTTGCCAGATGATAATGTATACTGACCCTTCTTGTATGCTCTCTCCTTTAGAAGTTTGAGCAGTGTCGCCTTATGCATACTATCTGTCATTTCTTTTTCTTCTTAGGTCTTGGTTTAAGTGGAGATAAAGGATTGTTAAACGTAGCAGGTGATCTAGTGCCCTTAGTGTATGACATCTTCTGCATCACATTACCAAACATATCATAGTATGTGTCAAAGATACCAACTGATTCACCCATGACTATATCAAACCATGTTTCATCATCTTTCTTTAATTCTAGCAGATATGCGTTGGTTGGCAACGTCTTATCATCTGCTGCGTCAGGTGAGCATCCAGTCTTTATGATTGAACACCCCATACCAGCTTCGTTAATGGTAACGATCTGATCTTCGGTTAACTTCATCTACCTCTACCACCCCACTCAATTTGAGGGAATGCTTCTTGCACTGCTGCCTTAGTGATACGATATCTCTTATGCAGTGTCTTATTAATTGCTTTTATTAACACCTCTGCTTCACTCTCGTGAAGACCTTCAAGCAGTTGGATAAACATACTCTCTACCTTCAGTGGTTTCAAGTTGTCATCACCACCCCTAAAGAATCGATAGAGTTTCTTTGCCTCTTTCTCTAGTAGTGTGTGCTCTGTGCCTTTAGGTGCATCGTTCTTACGATACGGTACGTCCTCACCTAGAGGTACACGAGGTTGTAAACTGTCGTCAAAGTTTATAATGAAGACAGATCTTAGTCCAGGAGTATTATTATCCTGTAAGATCTTTATCTTCTGTGCTTTCGTCTTGGCATTGTGAGCCTTCTGAAGCACCTCAGAAATCATTAGTCTCATAGTTACTCGGTCTCGTCATCATACAGTGTATCATCTTCGTCATGAATACGCAAGTATATTAATTCAGATGGATCAACAGGTCCATT